CTTAATTACATTTTTTACTGCTACTTCATGGTGATAGGGGATCTGTAAATCCGAGATAACCAAGTATCGCTTAATGTATTAGTCCTCATCCTCATCGTCGTCATGAAATGGAGTAATGTCTGTATCGGCTGTTTGTGGTATTAACCAGTCCGGCATACTGTTTTTGTTGTCCATTAATCCAAGTGCAATCTCAACGCTAAAACCAGCACGCCTTAATGATTGATACCACTCATGCAAGGCGATGGCGTGCATATCCATAGCAGTAGTTTCCTTACGGGCTACTGAACGGCGTCTGCGAACTGGTTTCTTCTTGGCTGCCATGTTTTAAATTATCGCTCTAATAAAATGTTATAGATCTCATCGACACGCTCATTAAGGCGTTTAATTTCTGCCATTAAATGTGAGATCACATAAGCAGCTAGTGAGCCGATAACTCCTACTGTTGCAAAGTAAAGCGTAAAGAAATCTGCCTGGCTCATAGTTTTTCAGTGATGCCGTATTCGGCTTCTTTAGGATCTAATGCCTTAATTAATGGAGCAATAACTGCACCTAATAGAACTGCGTATTCAGGCTTTACATCGCCCACGATGGCGAGCGCAACTGTAATTCCAGATGCTGCAACTGCCCGTAGGTATGACTTGATTGCTGCTTTGTGTTTTTTGTTTAGTTTCATACTTTACCTCCGAGAAGTGGGATGTCGAAAAACGATTGATCCTGATCTCCCGCAGGGCTAAAAGAAATGTGGATGTGGTGCTTGTGTGGATTAAAACCTTTGTAAGCCCGGTATTTCCAGTTTCCTTTAGCAGAACAAATTTTACCATCAAAGATTATGTAAGAGATGCGTTTGCGCTTATCTGACTTGGCATAAATTCTCAATTGCTCAACCAGGTGAATGGCTATTCCTTTGATCTTGTTTAGATCCTTGTCCACATCGATAGCACGAACCACACCCGTATCATGAGCCGGATTATGGTCTGACTTAGCAGCTGAATGCCGAGCATCGCCAATCCAACCATCAGAAGCACGATCCCGATCTGGAAAACAATCATCGATCTGCTCTCTTAATTGGACGGCAGATTTACTCAGCCAGGGTTTCATTAATCAATTAAATCTAATAAATGATCTGGGTGATTGCATAACCATTGATAATCCTCTGTTAAATGCAGTTCATCATGTTCGCAATTTGGCTTTGGTGCAATAAAAGCATCAGCTGCTTCATCATAAGAATAACCAATTCCAGCAAAATTAAATCTAAAATTGGCATTATATGAAGTTTGCACCCATGTGCCACCTAAATTTTCAATTAACCAGGAATAACCTTCATCTCCTGCTGGATCATTGTTATCTCCAACTAAAACACGAATAACTTTATTATTTTTATCTAATTCTGCCCAATGTGCCATATTAAACCGCCGACTTCAAATAACGAACAATAACAATTCCTGAACCGCCATTAGTGCCACTATTTCCACCGCCTTGTGGGTGTCCACCACCGCCACCACCCATATTGGCTGAACCATTTGTGCTAGGTTGCGTTCTACCGCCACCACCTAAACCACCTGCGGCACTATATTGATTTTCAACACCGCCACCGCCACCACCTGCATAATAATAATTACCACCAGATAATTCACCTGTAGATGTTGCTGCACCAATAGCATTTAATAAACTACTTGTTGCACCAATTCCACCTACATAACTTTGTGCATTACTTCCGCCCACTCCACCAGCACCGCCACCACCAGCACCGCCTTGCGCACCACCAGCACCGTTGCCACCAGCGTAACCTTCGACTGGTGAATAAGAACCCGAGTTGCCAGCTGCTCCACTTTGGATACCTGAGTTGGCACTACCTCCACCACCTGAACCACCAGTTAAGGCTGAACCAGCATTTGCGCCAGCACCGCCACCTGAACTTTGTAATGTAGAAAATCCACTTGCAGTAATTGTGGTATTAACTCCACTTGTAACTGTGTTTCCATAACTGTTTCCTGCACCACCTGCACCAACAGTAATGGCATAAGTTTTCGGATTTAATAGTGTATTTATAGTTCTTAAACCACCAGCACCTCCACCGCCACCCTGGTTAGCACCACCACCACCACCACCAGCAATTATTAAGAAATCAACAGTTAAATCAGCGTTATCAATTACTAAATTTCCATTACCTGTAAAAGTTCTGTAATAGTAAGTTGCATCTGATGTAAGAGTTCCACCAGTTATTGTTGGCTTAGGCAATCCTGCGCCAGCAAAAATTCCTAAAATTAAACTAGGCAATTCCACCCACCACGATCCATGAATTTGCAGCTATCTTTATACATGATGCAGCCTTTTTGGTTGCCAATGTTGGTGATGCTGAAACTGCTCCCGCAGATGTGATTGTTGTTGTTCCTGAAGATACTGCTGAAATTGTTGTAGTTCCAGCACCTTTGCAATAAACATTTAATACTGTGCCAACTGGAAATGCTACTGAAGCATCTGTTGGGATTTTAAAATCATTTGCGGATGCGTTGTCCATCGTTACAACTTTATTTAATCCATCTGCTAAAACGGCAGTATAAGTTGTGCCAGTTTGAGCGTTGATAGATACACCAGCAAATGATGTATCAATTGCACCAGCGAGAGTTCTGATCGCCAGCGCACCATCTTTGACTAGATCGGTATCGTCTGGGGTCTCCCACCCGAAGTTGGTTGTGTTTGCCATGTTAAGAAATTACTCCTATCGCTGATTGCCATGTAATTGTACCTGATAAAGTGTTCCAAGCCTCTGAAGCATTGACCTCATTCCAAGCCTGGAATACGGCTGAGAATTCGATAGGGCTTAGGTTGAGGGTTAAGAACAATTGGTTGAATGAGGTGCTCCATGACCAGCCCTCTACATAGCCTTGAAATGTGCCCTCAGTGGCTATTTGAGGCGGTAAATCGGTGATGGTAATAGGCTGACCTATAAACACGCCTAATAGGGCATCTCGGTCTGTATCGTCCATTTCTGGGTTGGTTATTGGAAATGTGATGCTCTCAAAGTTAGCAAATGGATAGGCACGCAAACTGATGTATTTTTCAGTTATGTTTGCAGCATCAGATGCATTCTTAATACTGGAATTAATAACCTCAGATTTATAGCCATAAGTAGCAATACTGGTTGCATCGATTATCGTCTCTTGATCGTTAAAGTTATTGCCATAATTAAGAGTTATATCGTTGCGAATATCGCCTGATCTGGTTGTTGTCTGAATGCCAGCACCAATTGCAGTGTTGGCTGAAATCTCAGTTGCCCCATAAGTAGCCAAGTAATTTTGGCGGTGGTCAGCATCGGCATAACCGATATTGCCTGAACTATCCTCATACAAATAACCAAAGGCTGAATTGGCAATCTGTGAGGCTATGTTGTAGATCGTATCAAAGTTAGATCCACGATTAACCATCTCATATTGACCAGGTTGATCGATTGATCCTAAACCTAGATTTCCAGCATTTGCCCAAGTTGTTGTGGCATCGTATGTTGACCATGTTTGAGCAGCTGATACACCATTCCAATCGGCAAGCAAGAATTCAGTTAATAGTGTGTAGATCTGATCGCCATCAAAATCTGAGGTTAATACACCTTCGCTAATAGTCCGGGCTAATCTAGCCAAAGATCCAAGTGCGGTTATGGTGTATGAATAAACTGTGCCGACTGAACCAGTGGTATTCACGCCAACTGTTAGATCTGTGATATTACCGCCAAAGAGTGTTTGGTATGTGCCGGTGCTATCTTTAATTTGTAGGCTTATTCCATCGTTAATTGCAAATGTGTAATTCTCATTTTGCAAAGCAACTAAAGCAATTTCAATATAAGATGGGTTCGGCTGAAGATAAATATCATCCCGACCAGCCTGATGGCTAATATCTGAAATAGCCACATTGGTGTAATCAACCCCATTAATGGTTAATTTCCATTCTGGTGTGAATGCCGACATTAATCGCCTCTGATTGCTCGGTTAGTTAATGTTGGGACTGATCTAGCAGCTGATTGGTTAATTACCTTTGCCACCGCTCTTGCTGCGCCTTCGCTATCTACTGCCTTAACTGTAATGTTATTAACTGTTGTCCGGCTTTCTCTGGTGTTGGCAGATGTGGCTACCGATGGCACACTTGCACCCAACATTCCCAAAGTGCCAGCGTTTGCTGATGGACTAGGAATATATCCAATATCTGCGCCTGGCTTAACGATATTAACTGCCCGGATTGCTTGATTAGCAAACTCAACTAATAATGCCGCTGCTTCTCTAACAAATGTGATAAACCCTTGCACAATTCCAATAACACCTGAAACCACTTTGCCAAAGGTAGCGAAGCCTTGTTGGCTTTGTTCTAATCCTGCATTTAATCCTTCATCACCAGTTAATCCTGCTATAAATGCGTTTAATGCTGGAATGCCAGTTGTATTTAAGAAGCCAATAAACCGCTCAACTTGTGGCAATAGGGCAGTGCCTAAACTCTCTTTAGCCTCATCAAAGCCAACCTTTAAACGATCAATCTTGCCTTGAAATGTCTCAGCATTAGCAGCAGCTGCGCCACCATAAAGATCTGATAATTTGGCTTGCACTTCTGTAAAAGACAAAGTGCTTAATTCTGCTTTAGATAAACCTAATCCTAATCTGCCAAGTGCAGTGGTGTTTCCATCTTGAGCCTTACCAAGTGCATTGGCTACTTCTTCTAGGCTCTTGCCTGAACCCTTGCTAATATCTAAAGCAAGTGATAATAATTCTTGAGCCTTTGTGGTGTCCTTTGTAGATACGGCTAATCTCTGGAGTGCCGGGCGTAATTCATCATCAGCAACACCAGTTGCCAAAGATGTCTTTAGGATCATGCTCTCGGTTGCCTTTATTTGGGCATCTGTAGCCCCTGTAGCAGCCTTTAGAGCGTTGGCTAACTTAAGTTGTGCCTGTTCATCCTGAATGGCTGCTTTAACGCCATCTACGGCTAATTTAGTACCATAAGCAACCGCAGCAGCAGCGGCAACTGCAAATGCAGCAGCAGCCTTCTTACCAAATGCCTGGAGATTGTTTGAGTTATCTTCAACCGCTTTGTCGGCTTGACCTAATTTTTTCTTAAGATCATCAACATCGGCAAGGATGGATAACTTAAGCGTGCGATTACCAGTTGCCACTATGCCCACTCCTTCAAGATGCGATCAAAACTCTGCTCCCACTTGTTAATCAATTCAGGCTGAATTCTGCGAAGGGTTGGATAGATAAACCATCCTCGACTACCTCTGCCTTGCCGTCCTGAATAACTAGGGAACTGCTTGAACTTATTTGAACCAAACTCAA